GGCGATGCGCTGCGGCTGGCGGTGAAGTTGCGGATGCTTGTGCAAATTCGGGACACTGTGACGTTCGTGACAGACGATGACGGTAAACAACTGAGTTACCGTCCACACAAACCGCACAACGGCGACCCCTACGCCGCCACCCGCCGAGCAATCGTAAGAGCGGCTGCTGAGATTGGAAAGGAAATGAAATGAGCTACGGAGGCAAGATAACGCAAGGGCTGGTGGACGAAATCCTAGAGGTCATCCACAAGTACGACGACACCATGATGCTGGCAACAGCACTGGGATGCCTTGAGATTGTGAAGCAGCAACTGATTCAGGAGAACATGGAGGACGACGATGAATGATGACTTTAATGTGGTGCTTGATGCCTTGAGAAAGCGCAGAGACGATCTGTGGAAGATGACGCAACGCAATATGAACTCAGAATATGTTGGGCTGAACATCATGGACGACATACGCCTACGCCAGATTGACGAGCTAGACGATGCAATTAAATCCATAACCGCCAACAACGACTTCACTGATTGGAAGGCTAAGTACGACGCCCTGCTCACCGAGTACGAGGCGCAAGCCAACCGGGCCATCACCAACAACGATTTCAAAGAACGTCTGGCCCAAGCCATCGAGCAGATGCCATTCGGTGACACCGCCACCAGCTTTGCTGTGTTTGTGAGGGAGTTCAAATAATGCCTGACATCAAAGACTACGACTACCAACGCCCGCCCAATATGCCTGAGGGTGTGGCCATGCAGCAGTGGTTTTTCCCAAGCCAAAAGAAGCGTGAGTTTCTACCCTCACGAGCGCCGTGGTCAGACGGACCAGCGATGGTCTGTTCTTACGACAAGGACGATAACCTGATTCACGTCCGCTTCGTCAACAGTGACGGCACATACAAGGATGCAACATGACAGACAAGACACAAGAAGAGCTGCAAAGAATATGGGACACCTGCCTTCTGCAGTACTGGAGGAGTGCTGGAAAAATCTTTGATGCCATTGAAGAGTTCAACAAACAGACTGGAAAGAACATCACAGAGTGCTCACTGTTGCGCATCCCACCTTTGGGATACCCGTGGCAAGTATCCATGCGAGTGTTTGTTGCAGAAAGGCTAGAAAAGATTGGCAACCGGATGTGGGATATGTCGCAAGAGCGCGACAAAGCACTCATCGACAAACTTCAAACATCCAAATACGACACATCAAAACAAAACCTTAGCCGCGATCCTGAGCTTCAAAAACAGCAGAGAGAGCACAGGAAAAACAAACAGAAGATCATATTGGATGTAAAAAAATACAGCGACAGAAACCAGAAGACAGATTGGAGAACAGTTAAATGACCGACAACAAAAAACCTGAAATCGTATTCGCTCCCGTCTGCTTCGATAACTTCGACGGCACGCAGGAAGAACTACAAGAACTGATCGCGCACATCCACCAGATGGTGGAGAGCGGGGAGTTGTTTGAGAAGGCAGTGCCGCTCGATCTGGAGGATGAGGCCGAGTTGTACGAAATGCTGAAAGAGAAGGAAAAGCGGCAGTGAAAGCTACGGTTGATACATCCGTGCGGCGCAAGCCCGGCTCACGCCGAGGTCACAAGGTCAATGCCATGACGTTCGCCATTCTGACAAAGCTGTTGATGGAGGGTGTGTACACCTGCCACGAGTTAGCTGAGCAGACTGGTTTGCACAAGCTGACGATCTACGACTGGACGCGAGAGTTGCACAGGCAGGGGGTCATCCACATCTGTATGTGGGACGGTGAAGGGCGCAACTCGACGCGCATCTTCAAGTTTGGCCCCGGCAAGGACGCAGCACGACCGAAAAAACCACGAGCGCAGGTACACGAAGAATACCGAGCCCGTCAGAAAGCTGCACAACTGTTGAAGCGCATGGTAGGAACCAAAGAAGGAGCAATAGCATGAGCAAGAACCTAGACCCCCGTAACCCGTTTAACTGGCGCATGCGGACTGAGCCGAGCATCTTTGCCCGAGACCCGCACTTCAGGGCCAAAGGTCCGGAGGGCAAAACCACCAGCCAGATCATGACGGATTTTGTGGAGCGCCAACGGGCCAACGGCATCGAGCCGGGTTCGATCAACGGCTTGGGGAAGCCTAGCAAAGATAAAGAGGAACGCCTACTTGCGTACAAGCATTTCGGCACGTATTCCAAGGCCGCACCTTCAACCAAGAAACCCAACAAGCACGAGAAATGAGAACCTTTGCAACGAGAGCCGTACGTCAACTGTTGCGTGACAACCCCGATGGTCTTGATGTGGGCACCATAGCCAACTATGTGGACCGAGAGCCTGACAACGTGCGCAGATTACTGAGAGGAATGCCCGATGCCTATATCGACCGATGGGAAAAAAGACCAAGTGGACCCTACACCTCCATCTGGTGCGTTGTCGTCCCGCCAGATCACTGCCCTCATCCAGCAAAGGAAGTGGTGGCCGTTCGATCGAGTGGACGGAAAAATACTTGAGAAGCTGGAGCGCCAGCACCGAAAGCAAAACACTGAACCAACCGAGGAAGCACTGCTATGACAACTGGAATTGACCTATTGAAACTGCCCAAGGCCAAGACTGGCCGGGGGCCGGGCAAACGCCCCGCACTGATAAACACAAGCCTGCGACTACCGGAGGATGTACTGGCCTACTTTGACCAGCATTTTCCGTATTCAAAGCAGGCGAAGATGAGGGAGGTCTTGATCGACTTTGTTAAACACCACCAAGGAGCTACTGATGCTTGAATCCACAAACTACGAACCCCAACCCACCAACCTGAAGGAGCAAACCATGAACGAAACCACAAGTACCGCGACAGACCGTGTACGTGCCTATGCACTGCAAAACCCCACAGCAACTGGTGCAGAGATTGCAGCAGCGACGGGCGTTAAAAGAAATCGAGTCAACGTCATCATGCGGGACATGCGACAAAAGGGCCTGATCCCGCAGTCAAAGCTGAGCCTCAAGCGTCGAACCAATGCTAAGGTCAAAGGCAAAGTCAAAGTCAAAGCTGTGGAGCCGCAGTGGCAGACCGCCGCAATCGTGTCGTCCAGCACACCGATTAAAGCCAACGACCCGGTGAACCACCCGGCGCACTACAAGACCGGGGGCATCGAGACGATCGACTTTATCGAAGCCAAGAAGCTGAACTACAACCTGGGCAACGTGGTCAAGTACATCACCCGTGCCGACCACAAAGGCAACCGCAAGCAGGACTTGGAGAAGGCCCTGTGGTACTTGAACCGAGAGATCGGCAAGCTGTAATCCAAGAGGGGCACTCATAAGGCCGCCAACAAACAGCCCGGTAGATGTTTGTTTGTAACGGCGCGGGCGCGGGGTGCCCCTCCTCTGAATTGGCCCCAACCCCACCCAAACCGCAGCCGGGGGTCGCGGCGTAATCTACCAACCCCCACCTAACATTGTTAGGGAAACCACCAGCCGCCTTCGGGCGGCTTTTTTACGTCTGGGGGTTGACAAAGTAAAAAGCGGGCCTAACATTGATGGCTTGATGACCGTTCCTAGAAGGAGAGTTAGATGGCTTTTGGAAACAACCCCGCAAGCGTAGATCACAGCGACTACGGACGACTGAAGTGCAAGTGCGGCTCAGACTACTTGCACCAAGGCAACGTGACAATCTTCGAGCGAGAAGAAGATAGCGCACTCACCACTGTAATCGCACAAGACGGAGACACAGCGCAGGTCTCTGTGTTCCCCTCCCGAGATACATGCAACCCAAGCCCACGCCGCCACGGACTCATCCTTGAGTTCCACTGTGAAAGCTGCGGACAAGACGGTAAGGTGCAGCAACTAGCGATCTTCCAGCACAAGGGCAACACGTACATGGAGTGGCTGTAATGGCTGCTACCCCCGAGGCCAAGGTCAAAGCCAAGATCAAGGCCCTACTCAAAAAACACGGCGCGTACTACGCCATGCCGATTGGCTCTGGCTATGGCAACAGTGGTGTGCCTGACTTCCTTGTGTGTTTGGGTGGCGAATTCCTTGCTATCGAAGCCAAGGCGGGCAAAGGCAAAACCACGGCACTGCAAGACAAGCACCTCCGCGAGATAGAAGCTGCTGGTGGCAGGACGCTTGTGGTTAACGAAGAAATACTAGAACTAGGCACATTGGAAATGATTTTGGAGAACATGAAATGAGCAACACGACCGAGGTAGACCTCAACGAAGGCGTACAGATTATTTTGGCCCGCATGAAGACCAACCCCGAGGAGTTCTTCGACGAAGGCGGGCGGTGGCGGTGGATTTTCAAAGAGACACTGCGCGAGGTGCTGACCGAGATTGAGAAGGCCGCGCTGTTTGAGGGCCTGAAACACGTGCGCCGCATGGAGATTACCGCTAAAGCTGCGGCTACTGTGCTGCGTGACGAAGAGCAGGAAAAACAAGAAGAGTTTGAGGGCCTGAAGCAAGTGCGCCGCATGGAGATTACCGCTAAAGCTGCGGCTACTGTGCTGCGTGACGAAGAGCAGGAAAAACAAGAAGAGTTTGAGCGGGCGTACCAAGCTGGGCTGGGTAAGTCAGCACGGATTGGTTCGGTGATAAGCGGTGGCACCCTCACAGCAGCAACAGGTCCAATCTACAACCAAGCCAGCCTGAAAGTCGAAGGGGGTCGCATCAAATGAACCAAGAAGATTTTTGCGATGGCGTGAAGATTCTGCTGGCCCGCATGGAGACCAACCCGGAAGACTTCGACCACGGACATGTGGATTGGGTTAAGAACCCACTCGGCACTACCACCCAACAACCCAAATTTTCTCTGGTGTACGACATGCTGATGCACGTGGTACGAGGCGAAGACGTAAAAAGGTGGGACGACTGGCAGGTGCTACGCAAAGAGGAAAAGTCTGCACTGCTCGAAGGGTTCAAGGACATGCTGCGCAAGCGGTTCTCCGAAAACATCATGAAGGCGCTGATGGAAGAACCTGAGACTGTGGAAAAGGCCACGCGCCCACGGAAGAAAATAACAATGAATTCAATGCAGATGGAAATAGCGAAAAAACTTGCGTATGAACGGAACATGCCCGTACTTGAGGTAGTCAAGCTCATGAACCTTGAAGGTGAACTGGTGGGGTGGACTAAGTGAACATCCTCACCATCGACTTTGAGACCTACTACTCCACGGAGTTCAGCCTGACCAAGATGACGACCGAGGAGTACGTGCGCTCCCCTGAGTTCGAGGTCATCGGTGTAGCTGTGCAGGTAGACGATGCCGAGCCGGTCTGGTTCAGCGGCAGCATGAGTGAGACCGAGCATTTCCTCAAGCAGTACGATTGGGCCAACTCTTTTGCACTGGCGCACAACGCCATGTTCGATGGGGCGATCCTGACTTGGCTGTTCGACATTAAGCCCAAGGGCTGGCTGGACACGCTGAGCATGGGCCGTGCCCTGCACAGTTCGGAGGTCGGTGGCAGTCTCAAGGCGCTGGCCGAGCACTATGGCATCGGGGTCAAGGGCACCGAGGTCAACGACGCCAAGAGGTTCCGACGCGCTGACTTTACACAGGAACATCTCTCCTCCTACGGTGAATACTGTAAGAACGATGTGGCCCTGACCTACAAACTCTTCCACTGCATGGCCGGTGGGTTCCCCATGCTGGAGCTACGCCTGATCGACCTGACCCTGCGCATGTTCACCGAGCCGGTGCTGGAGTTGGACGAGCAGATCATGACCAACCACCTTGCGATGGTCAAAGCCAGCAAAGAGGCCCTGCTGGAGAAAGCCTGCTCCGACCGTGAAGTGCTGATGAGCAACCCGAAGTTCGCCGACCTGCTGCGTCTGTACGGGGTGTCGCCTCCGATGAAGATCAGCCCAACCACGGGCAAGGAGACCTACGCCTTCTCAAAGACCGACGAGGGGTTCAAGGAACTGGCCGACCACCCCAACCCGGAGGTGCAGGCGCTTGTGGCTGCACGGCTAGGTACGAAGTCCACCCTGGAGGAAACCCGTACTGAGCGGTTCATCGGCATCTCCACCCGAGGCAAACTGCCCGTACCCCTGCGCTACTACGCTGCCCACACTGGCCGCTGGGGTGGGGACGACAAGCTCAACCTTCAGAACCTGCCCCGCTCCTCCCCCCTCAAACGCGCCATCCTTGCCCCGGCTGGATACGTGATGATCGACTCGGACTCTTCCCAGATTGAAGCACGTACGCTGGCATGGTTAGCCGAGCAAGATGACCTGGTGGAAGCGTTCGACCGGGGCGAGGACGTGTACAAGATCATGGCGTCGGCCATCTACAGCAAGCCGGTGGATGCGATTTCCAAGGACGAGCGGTTCGTGGGGAAAACGACAATCTTGGGTTGTATTGCCGAGGGAACGCTGGTACTATCCGATTCCGGGTGGAAACCTATCGAGCAGGTGACCATAGACGACAAACTCTGGGATGGAGAGGAGTGGGTATGCCA